AGAAAAATCCACTGGGGTACTTCTGTTATCACCGATGGTAGATTCGATAGTGACAAAGCGTATCTGTTTACTGCATCTGGTAACTTGCTGAAGTTTACCAACGAAGTTGCACAAAGCGCTACAACGAACCAAAACTCGTCAATCCAATCCCAATATAACGTTGGTGAAGGTTGGTCGCGTAATATGCGTTTCTACATTAGAACGTTCTTCCCAACTAGTGAGTCTGGTAAGCTAACACAGGGTACTACTGTGTATCAGACTACCATTGCTAATGGTTGGTTCGTAGATGGTCGCGCTATCTATCGTTCTCGTTCTTCGAGCGGTAATCTAGAAGTTGACTTCTTGTATATCGATACTAACGGTAACGAGCGCTTCCAGTACAACAGAGGTACCAGCATCATTAATAGTGATCTGGGTAGTCCTGCTGTTCCTAGTGGCACTCAATTCTCGGTTGGTGCAGTTACTGGTACTGACAACGTGGTGCCTTCGCAGATTCCGTTGGTGTCTATTCGCCTGTCGCCTTCTGTGGACTCTTCGCTGTCTGGTTCCTTGGGTGAACGTGAGATCATCAACCGAATGCAGTTGCAGCTCAACTCTCTTGACATCGTGAACACGCACGAGTGCGAGATCAAACTGATCTTGAACCCGTCGCTGTCCACTGACCAATACTTAGACGTGGCACCTCCGTCACTGTCTCAGTTGATCAAGCACACGGTGGACGACACCTACGCTGGTGGTCTTGAGATCTTCTCCTTCCGTGCTGCTGGTGGTCAGATTGACAACTCTGGTAAGCGTGGTACAGGTTCCATCTCGTATGATATTAGCACCCTGGTTGAGATGGGTAACTCCATCCTCGGCGGTGACGGTATCTTCCCGAACGGACCTGACCTCCTGACTGTTATCGCTGAACCTGTTGACCTTACGGGTGTGAACAACACCTCACCCTTCACCGTCACGGGTCGTATTTCCTGGAGTGAGTCTCAGGCATAATACGGGAAACCGATTGACCTGGACAACTAAATACTCTATACTAGGGGGGACTTCGGTCCCCTCTTTTTTACGTAATTAAAGAATCCAAAATGACCACTGAAGAACTTATTCTCAACTTCTCTACTCAGGCTAAAGACCTGATGAAAGAGATTGCTGACTACGAACAGAAGCTTGCAAATGCCAAAGAGCGTTACCTGAAACTCCAAGGTGCTGTAGAAGGATTGAATATCCTGCAGGATCAAAATGAACCAGATGGCGAAGCACCCGAGCGTGAACTGCTTACCGAAGCAGAGGTTGCCTAAGCTTTAGTATCCGACTTTCTACCCTTCTCTCTGTTAAAGCAGTACTTTACGTACGGCTAAATAGATAAGAAGGGTATTTTTGTGCGATGGCGTCACCAAGTACGAGAACTGAATTACAGAACTATTGCAAGAGGCAGCTTGGCGAACCTGTCTTGCAAGTTAACGTTGCCCAAGAGCAGATCGATGATCTGACGGATGACGCTTTGCAAAAATTTGCAGAGTGGACATACAACGGCACCGAAAAAATGATGCTGAAGCACGAGATTACGGAAGATGATGTCACAAGATTTAAATCGCAAAATCAAACCACATCAGTTTCAGGAAGCGAGTGGACTGAAAGGGATAACTACATCCCTATCCCTGAACACGTTTATGGTATTAATCGTATTTTTGGTATTAAGTCTAGTGGGATCAGAGGTGCTCTTTTTGGTATTGAGTATCAAATATTTCTTAATGACCTCTACCACTTTGGTGCTGTAGATATTTTAAATTATTATATGACTAAGAGTTATCTAGAAACTCTTGACTTTGTTTTGAACAACGGAACATTTATTCAGTATAGATGGAATCAGAGACAACATCGTCTTTATCTTGATACAGCAGCTGAGGATATTAAAAAAGGTGAGTTCCTGATTATCGAATGCTATAGAGCATTGGATCCCACCACATACACACAAATTTATAATGATCCATTCCTGAAGAAGTATCTCACCGCTCTCGTAAAGAGACAATGGGGTACCAACTTGACAAAATATACTGGTGTTCAACTGCCTGGTGGGATTTCTCTCAATGGAGAAAAGATTTACACCGAAGCTGTTGCTGAAGTAGAAAAAATAGAATCTGAGATTCTTTCTACTTATGCCTTACCGCCCTACGATCTTATCGGGTAATGCCTACTAGTCCTTACTTTCCCGCTTTACACGGCGGTACATCTGGAGAACAGGGTCTTGTACAAGATCTTGTAGATGAACAAATTAAACTTTTTGGGAGTGACATTAAGTATATTCCAAGAGTGATGATTCAGGACGATGTGTTGAATGATGTCGTTCTTTCACGTTTTGAGGATATATACGTAGTGGAGATGCTTCTACAAAACGTAGAAGGATTCGGTGGAATGGGTGCTGAGCTCGTTACAAAGTTTGGTCTCCGTATCACAGACGAAGCAACATTTGTTGTTTCTGTCAATAGGTGGAGTCAAGTTGATGCAGCAAATCCGCAACTTCCTGATCGACCCAATGAAGGAGATATCATTCATTATCCCTTAACAGGTGATAATTACGAAATCAAATTCGTTGAAAAAGAAATGCCTTTCTTCCAATTGGGGAAAGTTTATTTCTACACCATCACCGCTGAAATTATGGAGCGTGGTAACACTCTCTTTGATACTGGCGATCTTGCTGTTGATCAACTAGAGAAGGAAGCTTATACCTTCCCGATTACACTGATCAATGTTACTGGCACCTTTGCTGAAGGTGAAGACTTTACAGCAGCTGGTGGTGCTTCTGGTACTGTCGTAGACTTTGATTCTGGCACTGGTAAACTTACCGTTGTCTATCCTAAAGGATCGTTCCAAGAAAATGAGATTGTCACAGGTCCAAACGGCAGCGGTACTATTCAATCGTTCACTACTGTTACCATAGAAAGTATACAGTATGACGATAATCAAATTATTGAATTCAAGGCAGATGATGTCATTGACTTCTCCGAAAGAAATCCATTCGGAGATATCGGAAATAAGACAGGTAGTTTCTAATGTTACAGTATTTCTATAACGGCACTATTCGGCGTACAGTCATTGCGTTCGGTACTATTTTTAATAATATCGAATTGCGTGACTTAGACGAAGCTGGCAACGAAGTGATTCGCGAAAAGGTTCCTCTAGCATATGGTCCTAGAGATAAATTTGTCGTGAGATTGGAAGATCTACCTAATGTAGACAAACAGTCTCAGGTGACTCTTCCGAGATTATATTTTGAGATGACTAGTTATACGTACGATGGTACGAGAAAGACTAGTCCTATTCAAATATACAAGAATACGGATGACGCAACTGGCGGTGTCAGAAAGCAATATATGCCTGTTCCTTATAACATAGGATTTGAATTAGGTATTCTTGCTAAGTCTCAAGATGATGGTTTGAGTATCCTGGAACAAATTCTTCCATATTTCCAACCAGCTTTTAATATCCCTATCAAGATGATTCCTGATATGGATGAAGTTAGAGACGTTCCTGTTGTTCTTAACAATGTTGATTACACCGATCAATATGATGGAGACTTTAAGCAACGTCGTTACCTAGAATACAGATTAAGTTTTACAGTAAAAACATATCTCTACGGTCCTCTTACCAACATCAGTGTTATTAAGAAATCTATTATGGAGATTGGTAATATGTCTGACTCGAATAGAAGAAAAGATATTCGTCTTACATATACACCTAAGGCACTGGAAGATAAAGATGGCGATGGTGTGATTACATCAGCTGATGATGCTTTAGTAGCACCAGATGACAACTTTGGTTTTAATGAAGGTTTTGAATTCTTATGAGCAAACTAGACGAAAATATGCAAGACGTTTTTAATCTTCCTGACGAGGAAGTCGAAGTGGTACAGTCTACAGTTGTTCCAGAAGAAAAGAAAGTCAGAGAAGAAGATGTCACGAAGGACTATGAATATACTCGTGGTCAACTTTACAACCTAATAGAAAAAGGTCAAGAAGCTTTGAACGGTATTCTTGACGTTGCTGCATCGTCTGATCATCCCAGAGCATACGAAGTTGCAGCTTTGATGATTAAAAATTTAGGAGATACAACTGATAAGTTGATGAAACTCCAGAAGGATACTAAAGAAGTAAAAGAAGGAAAAGACGCAAAGGGTCCGTCAACAGTAAACAATACTATGTTTGTTGGTAGTACTGCCGATCTTGCGAAGATGCTGAAACGTGCAGAACTAGAAGGAAATGAGGAGCAAATAGATAAATAGAAGAGCCTTGATTGTATTCGATGCCTGACGAAGTTAAAAAAGAAGACCCTAAAAAGAAAGGTCTTCTCGGTAAAATTAAAGAGGCAGCAGATGACAAAGAAGAACAGCTTGCTATTCTGTCTACTTTTGTTAGGCTCGGCATTCTTGTGTGGAGCGGGGGAATTCTCACGCTTGCATACATCAAACTTCCACCTGCACTGGGTATCCCAGAGCAGAAACTAGATCCGACTTTTATTGCCAGCGTCTTCACTGGAGTTTTAGCTACTTTTGGTGTCCAGGCAGCGAAGAAAGCAGGAGAAGGTGGTGGTAGTAATGGTGGTATCACAAAAGACCAGATGGAAAGATTGATTGAGAAAGCAGCACAAACTGCACCTTCGCAGACTATTCGTCTTGAGCAGGGACCAATCAAAATTTCTACAGATGAAACCTACAAAATGTAACGATGCAAAAAATTATTAACGTACTTTCAATTCTTTCATTTGCCGTATCTGGTGCCATCGTTGGTGGCGGTGCATATGTATATGCAAATAAAGATGCAATGATCGAAAACGCAAAAGATCAAATCGCAGCTGCAGCTGCAGAAGCAATTACAGGAGCACTTCCTGGAATGATGGATGCTGCTATGCCTGAGATGCCAGAACTACCAACTTCAACAGGACCCGCTTTGCCTTTCTAGATATGTCTGACCTCAACTCAACCGACCAAGCACCACGCAAGTCACCTATTAAAGGTATTGCATTGACCTTGGGTGGACTCTTTGCACTAGCGCACGTTGGATTGTTGGGGTATGTCATTCATAGACCAGAGCATCCTCAAGTCCCTACCATCAATATCCCACGCGGCACACCGTATTCTTCTTACAAAATTCAAGCAGGTAAGGAAGGTTACAGTATCGAATACAAAGCAAACGATCCTGCTATCCTTGAGTCACAGAAATCCTTAGACCTTACTAAAAGTAAAAGTGGTTTCTTTGGTGGTAAGACATTTGAAGACCGCACCGAGTTTCGTAGTGATCAATACACTATGGATGGGACTAGAAATATTGGGGGTGTTGACAGCGAGGGAAAGTCTGCGAAAGACGTACAGTGTTTAATAGCGGACGCTGGCGCACGCTCACAAGGTGCAATGGCAGGTAGTGCTCTAGCTGCTGGTGTTGCTGCTCCTGCCCTTGCTAGCGTCCCCTACGTGGGTTGGTTGGCAGGTGGATGGGCATTGCTCTTAGGACAGAAAGTAGGATCGAGTCTCGGTTCTACAGTTGGTAGTGTATTTGATGATTGCTGATGGACATCATTATTAATGAGATAAACACTGATAGTATCTCAATTGATGATATTAATTTCAAACCAATTACCAACAGGTTGCCATCAGTACCTCAAGTATATCAAACACAACCTGTAGTTGTAAATATTGGCGTCCCTGTCATTAATATGCCTGGATGTGTAGAAGCTCACGAGCAGAATAAAAAAGATAACTTTGCAATTAATGTAGAAGATCCTAAAGGCGTAAAGGTATTTTGTGATGCTGGAACTCCATCGTACAATCCGATGGACTACGATAAAAAAAATCTCGATTTTAGTAGTGAAGCTCCTGTACCTGCATACAAAGGATCAGAAACTAATCCACCTACAGACACAAAAGCACCAGGTACTCCACCACCACCTACTCCACCACCACCAAACATTCAGTGTCCTACTCAAGAACAGTTATCTAAAGAACCCGTGGGGTTCCTGTTCGATAGTGGACGCAAAGAAGTATTAGGATACAAGTTGGTTGGAGACCAATGTATCCGAGAGGTAGGTGATGTACCTATAGTTACACAAGTATTAAATGGATTACCCCCAACTGGTGTTGTGATCACCACTGGGGGTATTGCTGTAGTTGCTACTACATCTGCACTGCTTGCTAAACCATTCGCTGACATTCTTCTGAAGGTAATCAAACCTACAGTGAAGAAAGTTCTGAAGAAGGTTGCTGCTATTCGGGGGAAGAAACCAAAGGTTGAATCTGTAACGGAACGCCGAGCAGAGCAGCGTCTTCGGAATGAAGCGATTGCAAAGCTTCGGTCTGTTGCGGCGAAGAGTCAGAAGAAGAAGAAATAGAGTGACGATGTTGCTTGACAGTAGTTACATTTTGTACTACGACATCGGCACACACTTTATAGTAAGGACTTCTAGGATGAAAAGAAATTCCTTGCTGCATTAAAGTTCCACAATTTTTCAAACGAGCTATCTCAAAATCCAATCTTTTATTGGCAGTCAGCTGTTTCATCATCTCAATGTTAGAAGCAGCTGCTTCTTTACATAGCTCCTGCAGTTTCTTGTCGGTAGGTGTACTCCACGTCATAGAGAAACCAACACCTAGACTGTAGTTATCTTTCTGTCCAGTACGTGTTCTCTTATGGAAGAGAATGTCACCTGGATTGTCGATAATGCCGTCCCCAACAGCATTTCCATCATCATCGAAGGCACCAAAATTATCACTGATATCATATACTGGATCGTTATAATAATCTTCGTATGGTTTGGAAGCAGACGCACTTCCTGTTACATATGGCGTGAAGTTTCTGGTGGGTCCTTGACACTGGATTCCACCACCATATGTGTTAGTGATATACGGTCCTTGTAATACCTGAATAGCTTGATTGGTAACTGAGCCAGAGCTATTTGCTACGGGAGATGCGGTTGCACTTACACCCCCCACAGTTTCCGCATTTACAGGGGCAGCTACACTTACAGATAGGGCAGATAGACATAATGCTTTTATTGCGAGAAGATACTTGTCGTGTCGGTTACGCTTGTAACCTCGGTCACTCTGTTTATAATTGTGTGATTTTGCAATCCAGGTGCTGAAAGAGTTTCCGTAAACTGGAAAGCTGATCCTGGTGTCGTTTGCGTGAAGGAAGGTTTTGATTGCACCCCAATCCATTTCGATGCCACTCCATTAATAGTAATGTTATTTTCATTCATACTAGGGGAAAGATTCCCGCTAGCGGTTACTCCCGAACCAGTCGCGGAGTATTGATAACCAGTGGAATAATCCATACTGTTTATCGTTTCTGTTATCGTTTGTGTTGTCTCCGTGTGACTCGACATTGACCCCTGGGTGAAGTTTGGGACCACAGGGACCGCCTGGGCAGGAGCAAGTATGGCACTTGCACCCACCGCAGCAAGGACAGACCAACGAATCATAGTTTTCATTGTTACTATCCTCAGTCAATGACAGTGATCTCACTCACAAATTGTCCAGTAGCTGTCGTACCAGCCCCGCCAGCAGTCACTCCGATTACCCCTGCCGAAGTAATTGTACCAGCTAATGCTCCAGCAGTACCAGCAGTGTAAGAAGTTACATTACTGAAGTTAGGAACAGCTCCTACAGTAGGAGCACCAGTTGGGACCGCATCAGCCTGTGTATAAGACTGACTAAATGAGAACGCAGCACCTGCTGTGTCTTGAGTAGCAGCAATAGTGCCAGGAGCATATACTCCAGAAGTAATAGTGCCAGCAGACACTGTGCCTGCTGTAGTACCATCCGTAGTATCAATGTTTGAACCAGAGATACTAAATGAGGAACCAATTCTTGTCGCTTGAGTTCTAGCTGCATCAACAGTTAGTTGAACGCTAGAAGCGTGTTTTG